GCCCTCGAGAAGGTGAACGAATCAGGAGAAGACCGACCGACCGATCAGACAGCGCTCGGCGCTGCGATCGATTGGAGAGACGCCGAGAAGGTCGCGGCGCCGCTGGGGTCCGAGCTCAACTCGAACGACTCGACGCGGCACTGAACCTTGAACCCGTTGGTCCCGTCAGGGAGCACGCGAGCGTAGATGGTCCCACCCGAGAGGAACTGGGTGCGGATCGCGCTCTGCCCGGTGTCGCTCGCGCTGTAGAAGCCCGAGACGCTCACCGGCGTGTCGAAGAGCCCCGTGATGCGGTCGATCGCGCTGTCACCAAACTCGGTGACTTCGATCATCGCCTTCTGGAGGTTGATCGAGATGGAGTTCGCTCCACCGACGGCGTTGTATGTCGAGTCGTCGGTCGAGACGTGTACGTCTGTATCAAGTCCGGCGTTTGCCATTTCATCACCTCATGCGTAGGTCGTGACGGTTACGTTGACCGACCAGTGGTGGCGCCCCTGGTCGTCTTGCTGAAAATAGATGGGCGGGTCGGCGAGCCACGCCATGTACGCCGCCGTGTGATTCTTGTGCAGCGCGGCCTGTACCGCGTCTGCGGTGACCTGACCTGCGCCGTAGGCATCCTTGGCGGACCTGATGCGGACCTGCACGCGCGAGGTCGTCAGGTCCGGCGCGCTCGTGCCTCCGAGTGTGGGCTCTGCGGTGCCGCCCGTGGGGAGCACGGTGATCAACGCGTCGCCGAATGTCGCGCCATCACGCATCGGCCCCTCGAGGACCGTGCCGCCTGCGCCGCTCGTGCCGAGACCCGCCGCGACGAGCACACCGACCATGTCAGATGCGATGCTCATTTTGGCGGCCTCTCAGGGAAGATGGTGCGCTGAAGGGGGCCGCGACTCTCGACGAACTTCGCCGCGGTCTTCGCGATGCGCCACAGCGAGCCCTTGGCGACCGCCAACACAGCCTTCTCGAGGAACTTCGCCTCGCCGACCGCGTGCCTCGCGCTCGTGTTCTCGTGCACGTGCACGGCGTAGTCAGTGCCAAAACCAACTTCGACCGACCGACCTCGACCCCCCATCTCGGGCGGCGCGACATACGCCGTGGAGCGCAGGCGCCCGGAGTCGACCGGGGTGCGCTCGACAGCGTCCGCGGCGACGCGCTCGCCGAGTTCCATCAGCCCGGCGATGACCGCCTCGGGGCAGCGCTTCGAGTAGTAGTCGAGGCGCTCCATCACGCGCTTGGTGCCCGTGATCTGGAATCGGCCCTGTTTACCCACAGCGCACCTCCCGCAGCTCGGCACCTGTCTCCAGGTCGGGGGCCACGTCGACGCGCCGCGCGATCACGCTCGCCTCGATGCTCGAGGTGTCGGCGCCTGGGAGCCAGACGCGCGCGCCCTCGGGGATCGCTGTGTAGGTGGCGACGCGATGTGTGACGAGGATCTCTTCGTCGTCGGTCGCCAGGATCTTCTCGTGTCGACGCTCGACGCGAGCCGCTGCGGTAGACTGAGCCGACCAGGAGGGGTCGCCCGCGCTATCATGCCCGGCTTGCGTCTGATACGTGACGGTCTGCGTCATCATGTCGGCGAAGTCGCTCACAACAGCACCTCCCGATACCGATCGATCACAGCCTGCACAGACGGCGACATACGGCGCGCGCTCGTGTCATACGTGATCGAGCCCGAGAGGAGCTTCTTACTCCGCACCGACAGGTCCTTGCCCTTCGAGCGGTACGCCGCGACGCACATCTCGAGTACAGCGTCTTCGATGTCGTAGGGGAGCGAGCGCGTGAGCGTGCCGTCATCCTCCGCCTGCTGTGGCGTGACGTATCCCCCGGTGTACGTGATCTTCCAGAGCGCTTGCTCGGAGTCGGTCACCCGATCGCGCAACACGCCCTGTGACATCGCCGTCGAACCCCAAACACCACCGATGCGCCGAATGAAACCGGCGTCGGCGTCCTCGATCTCGTAGGTGGTCGCGTCGATGGTCTCCGTGGTCGACCCCGTGATGAGGACGATAGAAGAGATCGACTCGACCGACCGACCGACGACCAGGCGCGGCACACCGTAACCCTCGACGCGCTCGACGATGTCCACCTCTCGGTGGAGGGATCGCCGACACGCCTGGGCGAATCGGTCTGACGCACGCTCGATCAGTCGCTCGAGGTACGTGTCTTCACCGCTCACGCCGAGCTCAGACTCGAGCGCGTCGAGGGTGGTTAAGGCTTTCGACGACAATGCCACGTCAGGTCACTCCTTGGCTGCTGCGGTGGTGCGTGCCTTGGTGACCTGTGCGGCCTTGGTCTTGCCGGGCTTGGGCTTGGGCTCGGGCCTGGCCTCCTCCTCGGGGTAGCGCGCGGCGCCACCCTTGACGAGGCTTTCGGCGACGTGCCCCTCGAAGCCAGCGCGCTCGCCGCTGTTGTACGCACCCCAGGTGCGCTCGAAGATCACTGCAACTTTCTTACTCATGGCTCTCTCGGGTCATGGTGTGGACATGATCGGTCGGTCGGTCGGTCGTTCTTCTCAGACGGGGAGCTCGACAGCTCCGCCGAGGACGATGGTCGCCGCGATGTCATTCGCCGGGCTCGTGCCATCCGTGAACGAGCTGTTGCTCGCGTCGTAGACAACGCGCAGGTAGCGCTTGCGCGCCGTCAGGTCGAGGTCGAGCTCCGCGCTCGTGTCATCCGCCGCGATCGTGATGGTCGCGTCGGTGACATCCGACCAGGTCGAGTCGTCCGCAGACTCCTGCACTTTGAAGCGGTGCGACTGCGCGCTCGGCGTGCCTGTGGCTGCGCCGGTGAGCGCGACGATGACGCAGGAGCCGTAGTCGAGCCTGTCGACGCTGGCGCCGTTGACATCGCTCGCGGCGTCGACGGACTGGATCGTGATGCTGTACTGGTCGGCGTCGATGAACGCGCCGATGTCTTTGTGTGATGGGTGCATGATGAGCTCTCTATCTGGTGCGCGTGAGCGCGTGTGCTTGTGTGTCGCTTGGTGGTCAGGTCAGGTCAGCCCAGGCTCTTGCCGTAGTCGACGCCTTCGATGACGGCGAACGCGCTGTCGTGGCGTTGTGCGTAGTCGACCTCGAGGATCAGGCGCACGACGGTCTGGTCAGACTGGAAGCCATTGATCGTGTTGCCGTTCTCGTCGACGAATGTCGCGGCGTTCGACTCCTCGATGCGCACACTGAGCGCGTCACCGATGAGAGACTGGCTGAAGTCACCGAAGTAGATCTCGGTCTCGTCGTTGGCGCCGTCGCCGGTCGCGTCGAGGTTCGTCGGGATGTTGTTCGTGACGCCCAGGCTGTGGCCGTAGAGCGACCCATCGGCGATCTCGCTCATGAACACGGGATAGCCGTCGTCGGTGCGCAGCGTCATCAGGTAGTATTTGGTGCGCGGCGACAGCAACCACCCGAGGCGGTTCATCGGGATGTTGCTATTCTCGACCAGGAACATCGCCTTGATCAGGTCAGTCGTGACATTGGCGAGCGTGACGGTCGCGTTGGCGTTGAACTTGTTGGCCGCTTTGGTCCAGTTCAAGATGCCCTTGGGTTTTGCTTCGCTGCCCGAGCCGCGGATGAACGCAGCATCCTCGGCGTTGCGAGCGACCGAGAGCATGTCCTGGCGGAAGATGTTGAGCGACCCACCAGGGAGACGACGCAACAGGTCGTTGGACATCGGGACGAAGACCCCGAGCTTCTTCGCGCTCAGACGAACCTGTGAGGTGCCTGGCTTGCTCGCCGTGATCGCGCCACCTTCCTCGATCCAGTGCGCGGTCGGGATGGCGTTGACCTTGCCGAAGTTGACCGGGCCGCCCGAGAGATCGACGGTATTGGCGCCCTGGTTACGCACGACGCTGTTGTTGTGCAGGTAGCCGATGATGTCCGCCGACATCGTCTCGGGGATCAGCGCGCCACCCGCGGAGAAATCGCCCGCCTCGAGCGCCTTGACCACAGCGTCGCTCGCGCCGTTCTTGCGCGCGAACGCGAGCGCGCCGTCCTTCGACTTGCCGCCACCCATAAAGCAGGCAACGAACTCCGCAGCTCCGAGGCCGACGCCCTTGTCAGCGCCTTTCTTCGCCGCGTCGCCGAACAACGCCTTGCGCTGCAAGTCGAGCTCGTGCTTTGCCTGCTCAGCCTTGGTGCGCTTGTCGGCGTCGGCGAGCTCCTTCTGCATACTCTCGACGATCTGATCGCCGAGGGCCTCCATGCCGTGATCTTTGACGACGCCCTTGATGAGGTCGACGAGCTGCCCTTGAGTCATTCCATTTTCAGACATTGGTGTCCTCCGGTGATAGCGCGAGCACGATCACCGGCTCGCCCTCCGTTGTGGGGTCGTCGTCGAGCGTGAGCACGACAGCGTCACCCGCTGGTGTTTGTGTTTGTGGTGTGGGCTCGGGGGCGCGCTCGATGAGCTCCTCCCCGATGGCCCGCTTGACGATCGCGTAGAGGCGCTCGTCGTCGGTCGGTCGGCTATGCTTCCACGCCTTCTCGTACACAGACCTCTTGACGAGGTCGTCG